TACGTTGGACACTACCAACCCTGACGTTGCGATTGCATACGATACGTTGTTACAAATAACAAGGGAAGTACAATCTGAAGGATGGACTTTCAATAGAGAGTTTCATTACGAGTTCATACCTGATACTAATGATGAGATTGCTATACCTAATAATATACTCCAGTTAAAGTTGACTAAGAATACTTCTAACATGGATTATGATGGTGTAAGAAGACAAGGTAAACTATACGATAGATTTAACCACAGATACACATGGCCTAACCATGAGAAAGTAGAGTGTGATGTCGTATGGGAATTTGACTGGGTAGATATACCAGAACCAATACAACAATTTATAGTAGCTAGAGCTGCATCTATTACATCTCAAAGGATAATAGGAGATGCAGATCAGTATGAAATGCTACAACAACAAGAAGCATTTGCTAGAGCGACTGCTTTAGAGTACGAAACACAACAAGGTCAGTTCACTATATTTGGTCATCCAAATGAACAGACAAATTACTACCCAGCTTATCAACCATTCCATGCACTTAGAAGATAATGCCAGCAATAACCCAACGAATAGATAATTATCTAGGTGGGGTATCTAGACAATCAGACGATAAGAAGCTTCCAGGGCAGGTTACAGAGTGCCTTAATGGGTATCCTGATCCTACCTTCGGTTTAACTAAAAGACCAGGCTTAAAATGGATTGCTAACTTAGGTACTGGTAATACTTATGATAATTGTAGGTGGTTCTATATAGCTAGAACTGCTGATGAAAAATATATAGGATGCATCAAACCTTCAAGTCTAGCACTAGGAGCAAATGGTACATCACAAGCTACAACTAAAACAAATTTAAGAACCACATCTAACGGTTCTGGAACAGGAATGACAGTAGACCTGACAGCTAGTGGTGGTGTTGTTACTGGTATAACTATTAACCAAACTGGATTTGGCTACACTAATGGTAATACAATAACAGTTGCTGCTAATATAGCTGGTTCTACAGGTAATGTTAGTGCTACATTAACATTAGGAGATATAGATATATGGAATACAGATGGAACTGCATGTACTGTTGATTATGATTATAGACAATGGACAACTTCAACAGCATACTCAGTAGGGGATGTAGTTAAAAACGGAGGTAACTTATATACTTGTGATACAGATGGAAACTCTGCAGCATCAGGAAGTGGTCCTAGCGGTACAGGATCTAATATACAAGATAACTCTGCTAGATGGGACTATAAATCTGCTTATGCTGCTAATGAAGGTAGAAAGTATTTACTAAGTAAACGTGAAAATTATGATGTATTAACTGTACAAGATACATCAATAATAACTAATAATACTATTGTTGTTAATGCACAAGATCCTCCTACATTCAATGCTAATAGAAAAGCTACTGTAGTATTAAGTGGTAGTCCTTTAAGTAATGAGTATAAGATCATTATGAATGGTACTACATTTACTCATACATCTAATACAGGATCTAGTTATACTACTATTCTAGCAGCATTCAAGACTGCTATAGATGCAGCAGGTTTCTCTGGTGTTACTACAACTCAATATCTTGAATCATTACATATAACAGATAGTAATTCTGATATAACTATTGAAGCTAGTGGTGGTGATGATGGTGCATCTATGAGGGTCTTTCAAGATCAAGTAGATAATGTATCTCAATTACCGTTAGAATCATTCCAAGACCATACAGTTAAAATACAGAATACATCATCAACTAATGATACATACTTTGCTAAGTTTGAAGCTGATAATGGTACATCTGGTCCAGGGTATTGGGGTGAAACTATAGATCCAGAAGCATCAAAAGGATTGAATGCATCTACAATGCCTCATGAGTTACTTAATTATAGTCTTAATAATTTTATATTTAGACAAGCTACATGGGTAGATCGTATAGTAGGAGATGATAAGACTAATTCACATCCTAGCTTTGTAGGATCTAAAATACAAGAGGGATTTTTCTACAATAATAGATTAGGTTTCTTGTCTAGAGATAATGTATGTATGAGTCAATCTCAAGACTTCTATAACTTCTACCATACATCAGCTCAAATAGTAACAGATGCTGATCCAGTAGATGTCAGTTGTTCTACTATTAGACCTGCTGCTTTACATGCTGTCTTACCTACTGTTCAGGGTTTAATCTTATTTAGTAAGAACCAACAGTTCCTGCTGTCAGCTGCTGATGGAGTATTAACGCCTACCACAGCTAACGTGAGAACTATATCTAACTATGAAATGGATACAGAAGTAGATCCAGTGGATATAGGTACAAATATACATTTCATAGCTAAGACACCAAGTTATACTAGAACATTCTACATGCTAACTAGGGGTCAAGATGAGGGACCAGTTGTACAAGATATAGGAAGAGTAGTTAATGAATGGGTACCAGCTACAGTAGATACTCTAGTAGCTAGTCCACAGAACCAGTTTATAGGTATGTCTAGTCAATCATCTAGAGATATCTATTTCTTTAGAACGTATCATGATGGTAAAGAGATGCTGGTTGAATCTTGGTTTAACTGGAAAACATGTGGTAATGTGCAAACTATAGCTAGTGATTCAGATGAATTATTTAGTGTTACTAAACAAGGTAATCAATTCACTTTATCTCAAGCTAGTATGAGTCAAAGTCCATCAGACGCTATTATAGTTAATAATGATGGTACTCCTATTAACCCATGTATTGATAACTATGCTACAGCTACATCAGTAGTATGGGATTCTACTAATGAATTCTCTAAATGTTATATACCTTGGAATAATGTGACTGGTTTAAAACCTGTTCTAGTTATTAAAGGTACAGCTGCATCTGGAGCATTAGTTGAGTCTGGTTTCTATACTAATCCGACAGTAGATTCAGACGGTGGAGGTACATATTTTAAAGTACCTAAGAAAAACTTAACTAGTGTAGCTAGTGATGTAATTGTAGGTTGGAGATATGACTTAGATGTAATCTTACCTAAGACCTACTTTAGACAAGATGAAGAACAGAAGATAACAGATTATACTGCTAACTTAACTATCAATAGAATGAAGTTTGCTATTGGATTATCAGGTGGTGTAGGATTTAAACTTAAGTCTACTGGTACTAGACAAGGTTCCAAATCTTATACTGGTGATGGTAGTACTACTGTATTCTCATGGATAGAAGATGATATATCTTATACAGATTCAGATCAAATAAAATTGAAAATAAATGGTGCTGAATCTACAGCATTCACTGTATCAGGAGATAATCAAATAACATTAGATAGCCCTACTTCTGAAGCTAAAGTTTTAAGTGGTAATGGTAGTACAACAGTTTTTGATTTAACTTTTACTCCTAGAGATTTAACAAAAATTAGAGTTACAGTAGATGGTGTTCAACAGACTTTAAATAGTGATTACTATTTAGTTAATGATTTTATTAACTTTACATCAGCACCCGCTAGTGGTACAAATAATATCAGAGTATATAGTGCTGATGATATATTAATATATACAGATGAATGGTACAATATAGAACATACAACTGTATCAGATACATATTTAGCTAATGATGTAGCTTTATCTAGTAGTAATATATTTACTGTACCAATACATCAAAGAACAGATAACTTCCAACTTAGAATCTTTAATGACTCACCATTCCCAGTGTCTTTAAACTCTATGATGTGGGAAGGTCATTACTCACCAAGATTCTATAGGAGGCAATTCTAATGGACCCAGCAACCGCCATGGTGGTAGGTGGTACCGCCGTTAATGTTATAGGCGGTATAATCGGTGGTCGTAAAGCAGCCTCTGCTGCACAAGATCAAGCGATACAGCAAGCAAACGCAACACAAGCTAGGCATCAATATGACCTAGATATGTGGGACATGAAACGATCTCAACTCCAAGCTCAAAGGAGTGAGGCTGTTGATCGTATCATGGCACAAGCTAGAAATGAAGGAAAGATAAGATTATATAAAGATGCTCAAGCTCAACAGCAATATGATTATGCATTAAAGATAAGAAATGCAAAGCAAACATCTAATGAGATAGCATTCAAAAGATCAGATGATATATACAGTGATCAAGTAACTCTCAATAACATGTCAGCTAAAGCTGCTATGAATGATGAGATAGTAAAATTACAAGAATCTCAAGCTGAGTCTAGATTTAATGCTAATGATTCATACTTAGAAATGCTTGTTAATGAAGGTAAATTGAGAGCTAGATCAGCTTCTGGTAGAAGTGCTAGAAAAGGGTATCAAGCAACTATGGCAGACTACGGTAGGCAAATAGAGATGCTTAATGCAAGTGATAATAGCCAAGATAGAAACTCCAGAGCTGTACTAATGGAAATCATAAGAGACAAGTCATCTGCAGACTTAACAGCATTCGCTAGTAAGATGTTAGATCCTGGTGTCTTGCCAATGCCAATTAAAGCAGAGCCTATACCTGAAGCAGAATTCAGTCTACCAAGAGTACTACAAGAATACGACTTTGGACCACAACCCGTTAGAGGTTTCATGGCAAGCCCAGGGGCTGCTGCTGATGCCGTATGGGGTCAAACCATATCTGGTGTTGCTGGTGCTATAGGAAGCGGATTCCAATCGTACGCACAAAACCCTAGCATGTTTGGTGGTGGTACTGGTAATGTTAGTGGTACTGGTTTTCAACCTAATAATTGGCAATGGAATTATTCAAACCCAGCTTATACTGAAATAGGTTAATGGCAAAACAAAAATACAGAAGTGCCGCTACGGGCGGACGCTTTAAAAATTACGGTCAAGGCTTACGAGTCGCAGAAGATCGAATTAAAGAGCAAAGAAAAACTGAAATAGATGCTATAACATTAGCTAAGTATCAGCACCAAGAAGCTTCAGGTAATTTTATATCTGGAATGGCAGATGCTCAACGATTCGAGATGCAGGTTCTCGGTGAAAAACAAAAACTTGAGAACCAAGTTAGAGAACATAAGTATAATGCTTTAGTTAAAAAAGCTAATACTGATGTTAAAAGATTAGAAGATGAAGCTAAAGCAAAACAGAAAACAGCAGACTGGTGGGCAGACTTTGCCCCCAAGTTTGCTAAAAACTTAGGCACATTAGCTACAGGTACATTACAGTTTGCTGATGCTTATAGAGGTCAGAAACAGTGGGAAGCACTTAAAGAGTCTGGAATACTTGAGGAACTAACTGATCAGAAGGAAGCAATTAATAGTAAAATATTTGCTAATATAACTAAAGATGGTCACACTGGAGATCCAGAAGAAAGTAATACTTTACACCGTGCAACATATAAAGTCAGTACTCACTGGGCATCTAAACGATTAGCTAAGTGGTATAAAGAAAATAAAAATTTAATAAGAAGTGATGTGATAGCTGCTTGGGAAGCAAATGGAGGATCATATGGTGAAGATAACGCTATAGAAGTTCACAAGTTCAATGCTCACCAACTACTTACTCAATTAGGTATTTCACCAACATCTCAAGGTGGTAAAGAAATACTAGAAGAAGCTATCAAAATAGGTAGTGAAGATCGTAAAACATTTTCAGAGGTACGTAAAGTAGGTGAAACTGAAAATGATATTAGGCTTCAAATAACAACTTTAAAATCTTTAGATATCAAGTCAGAGGACTTTAAGACAAACTTTCATGAATTAGTTAATCTCCACAAGAATGGGTATTTCAAAACTGATAGTGGTATATCTACTCCCTACGATAATCCTCGTAGTATAGCAGATGGATTAGAATTAGCATATAAATCTTATATAGATGCTAATCTAGATAATATGAGTGATTCTGATCTCCTTAGATTATTATCACTTGATATACCTGATACTGGTACAGGAGAGAAGTCATCTTTTGAAAATAAACATCCACTAAGAGCAGAAGATATAAGAGAGTATTATTTACAGAAAAAGACTAAACAACTTGATGATCTAAATAATCAAAGAGAAGCAAAAGGTTTAACTAGATTTAATGAAATAAAAGCAGATTATGATAATGAGGTATGGTTACTTGATGATAATGGTCAGAGACTACCAAATTTAAATAAAGATAAAGAACTAGAGTTAAGGGAAGCATGGAATATTAAAACAATTAATCTTATAGCATCAGATAAAAATTTGACTGATAAGAGTAGATCTTTAGCATATACTTTAGTAGGTTTTGATATAAAAAATCATGATATAGCAGTTGACTATTCTTTAATACAGGCAGATCTATTTGCTGGAAATACAGAAGATGCTTTTAAAAGATATTCTGCATTATCTTCTGAAGATAAGAACAAGATGGCTTCTTTAATTAGTATCTTTAAAGACCTCGAGGATAATGTTATCATATCTGGTAAAAAAGGTGCTCAAGGATTGTTTAAATTTAATAAAGAATTAATTTTAAGTGGACAACAGATAGAATCCATTATAAAAGGAAAAGTTCTTACTACTAGTGGTGAAGAAAAACTTGCAGAGATGAATCGTGTGATCTTTGAAAAATATGAGTTTTTCTTAAACGAACTTGGTGGACCAGGAAATGAACAGAATGCTGCTCAAGCTGCTGTTGATTGGATGAATAAAGAATGGAAAGATGGTGAAACGGATAAAAATCATTGGTTATATCGTACAGGAGGTGACAAAGGTTCTGGATATGAATTTGAGACTGTAAAAAATAATCTAAAGCATAGAACAGAAGTACTAAATAAAATAACTGAGATTAAGAAACTTAGAGCAGAATCCAAGAATGGAATAGTACCTGTTGATGCAGCCTCTTTAGGGATGGTTATGCAAAAATATCCTAATGCAGCAAATCTGATTTTAGATTTTGAGGAAGGTGATACCCTTTGGGCACTACTTTATAAAGAAGAAGTAGTTTCAACTAAAGATCTGGAAAAATTAGCTAATCAAATAAAGAATGCTCAGAATTTAAATTTAAAATATAGGGAAGGGAAATACTTAGTTGATTTTGATATACCTGATAATATTCATGAATGGTATAAACATTACAAAGATGATAAAGGTAATAAGCCTACTCTTAACTATGTTATTAACAAAGTATTGGAGCAGCGTCATGAAAAATTTGGTGATGAATTTCCATTAGTACAGATATCTGCAGACGATAAAGATCTTATACAGTTGATAAAAAACGATAAACGAGGATACAATCCTATTAATGCCTATGGTATTGAAAAGTATCAAGATGGTATAGCTATTACAGGAAAAATTCCACAGAAAAAATATATAAGACAATATATAGAGGGTGAGCTAGATATTATGCAGTTATTTGCAGAACATACTGGCATAGGTTTAACACAAAATATAGATAGTAATGGTGTTATGACGTATACATTTAGTGGAAAGAATGATTCAAAAAATTATCTTGAAAATGGTGGTCTTGATATGCCAAGTAATATGACACCTGTAGAGTTAATGTATGCTATGGGATTCCCTGAATTAGTTAGCGAACGAGCTCAACAAATGAAGAAAGGAAATCGTGGATTCCTTGGTTGGAGATCACTAGTAGATTATGCTACTGCTGACTTATTTGCAGGTACAATAGCTACAGATTTAGACAAGATGGGGCCTTAAAATGGAAAACGAAGAAGAACAACTATTAGCACAAAACCTAACAGTTGAAGAAGATCCTCTCAATTCTAGACCTGAAGGTGGGTATCCAGGTGAGGAGTTTTATGAGGAAGAAGTAAACTTTTCAGGAGGTAAGTTTGCACCTCCATTCCGAAGTAAATTCGGTAATAGTACTGTTGACCTAACTCAAGGTAATAATGAAGAGACTATGATGGAAGAGTACCGAGAATGGTACAAGTTAGGTTCAGCTAGAAAATGGGCTGGTTTAGTTCCTTATACTAAACCTGAATTTAAAGAAGAAAGGCAACGACTAAAAGAGAAATGGTACAAAAAGTACTATGGAATGTCTTGGGATGAATTCTTAGAAGCTAAAAGAGAAAACGCTACAACTATCTATGGTCATAAACCTAATTTAAAAGGAATGGCTGATCAACTAGATCAGAACTTCCAAGCTCTAATGTTACCAGGATTAGCTTATGCTGACTTTACTAATGATGCTTTAGGTACAGTAGTTCCAGGGTATGATAGAATAGACGATAGATGGGATGAGAAAACTAAGTTAGATAATCCTCTATATCAAAACATGAGGAAGATTCTTTCTGTTGTCTTACCAGCTATACATGCTGGAGGAGCTACTAGCAAATTATTAACAGCTAAAGGAGTTAATAATTATCCATGGTTATATAAACATCTAACTAGATTAGGTGCTTTTGGACTAGCTGATGGTACTGTTGCTCTACTTAGTGATACAAGTGAGGATCATAATGCAGCTAGATTTGTAGCTGATATGTTACCTGGAACATTTGGTCCTAAAGGAAGAGTACCTCTACCTGAAGCATTTGTGACTTTAGATTCTGATAGCCCAGCTGTTAGAAAACAAAAGAACTTCTACGAAAGTACTGCATTAAGTACAATAGGTACAATATTAGGTGCTTTCATAGATGGTAGAAGTGGTATTAAAACTAAAGTAGATTTCATTGAACCTTTAGATGCTAAGTCTTCAGCTTATAAACAACTAGAACTATTCAAAGAATCTGATGCTGATGATCTAATTGAACTACAAAGACTTAATACTCTAGCTAGTTCTGGTAAACTCAACAGACAAACAGAACGTCAGATAATGGATGAGATAATGAATATCGAATCCAGATTAGGTATGGATAGAGGTTTAGAAGCAAGACTACAAAGACAAGAACAAAAGTTTAAGCTTGAACAAGATGCTGCAGCTAGACGTAAACTGAAAGCTATAGATGAAGTTGATCAGTTAGAATTAGATTTAGATCCTGATATATCTCCTGGTCTTGTAGATCCTATGTCTGAAGTAAGACAGAGTGTACCTCCAGCTAACGTAGCTAGAAATATAGCAGATACTACTGCTATTAAGAATGGTACATCTTCTGGTGATCCAGCTCCTATTATAACGGAAGCTATGAGAGAGAAAGGACTTATGGTTGGTTCTCGATCTAGAGATGCTGTTATGGGTGTTGCTGAAGAAACTAGAGACATTGGTAGATTCAATGCTGTTGTAGATGGTATTAGATATAGTTCTAAACAGATGAACGCTGCTGCTTGGGATATATACACAAGTATCATTGCTGCTGAAAACTTAGATGATGTTAAAGCA